TGATGAGTCCTCGAGGATTTGCACCTGCATCAGGTCACGCGGCCTGAACGCACCAATGTGATTGGCGTACTTTAGTTTTTCCAAGCTGTGATTACAGCAGAAGCCTCCTGCTTGGATAGTTCGTCAAATTTTACGATTTCACGATTCAGCACTGTGCCAATCTCACGCATAGTTTGACTGCCCGGTGTAAACCCTCGGGTCTTAGCCAGCACTCGAATCATGCCAATTTGCTTCTCTGACGCTTTGCCAGGGCCAGCCTTCATGGGAATGACGTTTGTCTGTGGCTCGCCTGTAAATGGGTCTGGGATAGGTTCGCCATCGTCATACCGGGCAATTTCCACACGTGGCTGCTCCTGGCGTGCCATGACCTCTTGCTTGGATGCCATTTTGTGGTCAATGCCAAAGCCCATCATGCCCAAAGCGCGACCTAATGCTGATGTGCTGGCGTTCATTTGCTCTGAGTCTTTTGTGTATGGCGTACGGCCCGGGAATGGCTCCCAGCAGTATGCGATGCATGGCAACTGATCGTCTTTGTCTCGCCACACGGTGCAACGTATCTCGATGTACAGCTTGTCGTTGACTTCACGGAATGTAGGTTGCGACTCTTGCACGCGCAGGTCGGGGTATTTCTCTAACGCCATGCGTAGGCGTGTTGGTACGTCAACGTAGTTGTCAAGGTTGAAACTCACTTTTCCTCCAATAGTTGCATTAGCTCGAACCATTCTTTGACCGGCATTACTGCCATCCACTCTCCCACGTCCGTGATGCCTCGACGTTTGGCAATGATTACGCCTGTGTAGGCGTTGGCGTGTGTCATTTGTGCACGCAGCTGCTCAAAGTAGCCGTGCCATGAGTGTGCTTTGCGGTCTTTGACCTCAATGACGACACCGGGCCAGCCTGTGACATCGCCTTTGTCGTCGTGTGTACCTGCTTGGATACGGTCTGCTTTGATTCCGTACTTTCGTAGCCATTTGACTACTGCAAGCTCTGCAGCGTGGCCTTTACGCTTCTGGGGACTTGTCACGGTAAATACCCATGTCTCCTACCACGTGTATTGGGGCATCGAGCAGCTGATCACGTGCGTCAGCCATGTGCAAGCAGTTCAGGTAGCCAATTGCGTCAACTAATGAATCCTCGTGCATTTTCTCGTTGTCCAGACTTTTCATGAGCCGAGCCAATTTGACTGCCACCATAAACATGATTGCTTCTTGCACGGTCAGGTTGTGCTTGAAGTTGGTCAGCACGCCAAAGATGCGGCGAACCATTGTGTAATCGGTAAATGGGTGACCGTATTGTTCCATGCGCTCACCATTTTTGGTAAGTTGCCATGCTTGATACGCGGCATCGCCCGGGTCAATGTTGCTGCTCACTTTTTCCTCTCCGTGGTTTTGACAATGTAGTACACGCATGCGACGATGTACCCGGTGAACACTGACGCAAAAAAGTGATCAGCCCACGACATTGTTGTACGTGCTCCAGTTCTCCCAGCCGTAGTTCGTTGCGATGTGCCATGCCACCCACAGATTGGTCAATGGGTCAAACAGCTCGGTGCAGTCATCGATCATGCCTTTGGTTTGCAGGTAGCCGCGAGGCCAGTATTTGGTTGGTTGGCACCACGATGGTGTATGAATCTGCATCAGACCGAAACTCTGCCCATTGTCACCAATTGCGTTTGGCAGGCAGGCTGACTCAAGTTCTGCCACCTGTAGTGCTAACCATAAGTCATTCAGCACGAAGCCTGCTCGTAGGGCTGTATCAGCCCATTCTCGGCAGCCTGGGCCTGTGTATGGGGGCATCGTCGTTACGACGCTCTCAGGGCTTTCTAATGCGTCTAAAGCGGTGTCCAAGCCCACCGTGCCCGAAAGGGGAGCCGTGTACACGGTGGACTCGGACACCAGCCCGATGGTGTCGGTTTGTGGGTCGGACGTAACAGCCAAGGTCACGCCAAATAGCCCGGACAAAGCCAAGGCAATCACTGCTAGCAGATTCATGCGACGCTCGGGTGTTCCGGGTCGATGCGAGGCTGATGGGTCAGTTTTGATGGCTCGCTCCAATCCTCGTCAGCGTTGAATCGGTAACGCAGCTGGGCCTTTACGACCTCGCCTTCGGCGTTCCTGAACACTACCAAGTGGAATTGTTGCGCTGTATCTGGACAAAGCCCGGTCAGGACTTCGTAGGTAATCAGGTTGTGTGTCATGTGTAGGCCCCTCCAGAAGCCTGTTTTGACCTTAGCGGCTCTTTCGTCGCTTGTGTGGGATGCTCAACTTCTCTACTTTTCGTACCATTCCCCACGGTATGAGTAGCACGTTGTCAGCACCCTGATCGGCTGTACAGGTCTGTATCAGTACGCAATGACGCTTGTACCGCTTCAAGATGCCCACGGACACGCATACCAATGGCTGATCATCAATGTCCCCTAGTTCGTGCCATTCGTTGTTGTCAAGGCTGTGAGCGTCATGCCACGTCACCTGGACAATGGCTCCGTCTAGTCCAGCCATACCACGTACTCCGCCGCTACCCGGCCTTTGTCTGGGTCAACGAAATGCAGCCGTTGGCTCGGTATGCCTGTAGCTGCTACGAACTCTCGAGCGTATTCGTTGTGCGACTCGGGGGAGCCTGTCACAAAGATGCGGCCTCCATTGCTCATCGTGAGGCTCATCGGCGTGTGCCAGTGGCCCATGTAGCAGTCGTTGAAGTCCTCAATGACTCCACCTGCCCAAGCGTTGACCTTGCGCAAGATACCGAAGGCTGGGGTGTTACCGCCAAAGCTCTTGATTTCATCGCCATGCACCAGTAGGGCTGTGTAGTTGCCAATCTTGACAATCTGGTACCAAGCATCAGATGACTGCCAATCCTTGACCAAGTGACCAACTTTGTTGCGTGCAATCTCATACGAGATTCGATCTACGTTGTCACCCTTCGGCATTTCGCCGTAACGACCAATGCGCCCATGGTTGCCGTATTCGCACACCACGCGCACAGTCTCAAAGTTGCTGGCAAGTGTTGTCACCGTTTTGGCAATCAGCCTGGACACCTCGAACAGTTGCTCGTATAGGTGGCTGTCCACCTCGTATGCCTGCCCAGGAAAGATACCCATGCCTTCAACCATGTCACCGCCCAGCATGAGCACTGCTTCGCGTACCGGGTGATGTTTGCGTTGAATCTCGGTGATGTGCAGCGTTTTGTCAATAAAGCGATCTATGCGTTGACCGCATGTTTCCGAGCCGTACGTCACAGACTTCTTACCGAGCTGCCAATCGGTGCAGTGAATCACTGCGACCTCGGCTTTGCCTTTGCGAGTGTCCTTGGTTGGTGGTTTGACTTTGACTGGTGGCGTGCCGAGGCTTGCATCCTTAGCGGCCTGATACACAGCCTGCACCAATTCGTCGTTCTTGACCTTCAGTTTTGCGTACTGCTGCTGAGAACGCTTCAGCGCCTCACGCAACTGCTCGAGCGTCTGCTCCTGAGCAATCTCGTTACTTAGAGACATGCTTGCGCCTAAATCGGTACACAACGTTCCAGTCGCACTTGAACCCATGTTTGGTAAGCAGCCGGGCTATCGAGTGATTGCTGTAATCCAAGTTGTAAATCAGGTCGTACCATTCCTCGCCATTTGGCTGTGCATCAATCCAAACGCCTAAGTCGTGCAACCTATTTTGTCTTGGTTCTATTTCGTCGCGTAACGCCATTGTCGTGATCCTCCAGGTGGTTGTCAATCTTGTGTTCCACCCTAGTAAGTATCTTGCGGACGTATGCGTGATCATCAGCATTTTCTCGTCGGGCACGCTCAATCAGGATGGCTGGCAGGACAGCTGCGCAGATGATGGCAATACCGCTAATCAGCGCTACGTAGATTTCGGTCGGCATGCAGGCTCACAAACTGCTGCACTTTCAAGGGTACCTTGTCGCCTGTGTAGTACCTAATGTGCCAAGGCTCGGATTGCAGTTCCCAGCAGAAGCCGTACCAGTCGGCGTTAGCAATCATCCATTTGAGTCGATCACCGCTAGCGCTGCTGACATCCACAGCCAGCCCGAGATTGTGCATCGATGTGCCCGGTGTTGCCATCGGTGCCATGCCGGGCTTCAAGTAGTACTTCTGACCTTTGTAGGTGCGCACAGACGTAGTGGGAATAGGTGCTGTGGTGTATCGAGCCATAAAGCCTCGCTCCTGCGTCTCAAGGCTCCTGTACGTGTCTGCGACGCTCGTGGGCTTGAACGGCCTAATCCCGTCAGCGTGTGCAGCTCTACGCATAGCCTCCCACGCTTGAGCCGCCAAAGGATGTAGTTGCCCATAGGGCCGAATTGTTTTGAGCAAGTAGGCAGGCAATCGCCCTGGTTGTACGCCTCGTAGGTCAGCAGGTAGTACTACTGGCTTGACCGGGTATTTCACTTGCGTCCGTACCGCGTGTCTTTAGTGTTTGCCCAAGCGTAGATCATTGGCAGCACTGCCGCTATCCCGGCTTTTAGCGCGCCTTCTACGTTGTAATTGCTTGTGATAAGCACGGCGACGCTTCCAGCGACGAAAGCTTTCAACCAATCTTCGAGCATGGGTGCCCATTTCATAGGTCATGCCTTCGGTGCCGGTGGATAAGGGTGTGCGGCTTTTACTTTGGCTACAGCTGCACGCCAAGCAGCTTCGGTGTTGTCACCGCGTTGCCACTCAAAAAACAGACCGTCAGATTCTTGTTCGTATGCGACTCGACGTGCTGACTCAACAGCAGCCACCTGATTGTCGTAGTCCACTTGCGGCCACGCTGCATCCAGTTCTGCCTGTGTCGGTTTTGTTGAATTGGAATACCATTCCAACGTTGCGTAGTCATTGTTATTCAATGACCATTGTGTGCCTGGGTATTTGGCGTTGAGAACAGCTGTGTAATCAATCATGCTGAAATCTCCATCAAAGTCAAGGTTGATACGTTGCCGTGTGTCGTTGCACCTGATTGAGAGTTGATGTATCCAGTACCAGAGGCAACTTTTAGTTGCATTTTATAAGTTGTGGCTGATGTGGTTGCTGGACTGTCCAAATACGAAATTGACACGTATTGCGACAAATACAGATTGTTGAATGCAGCTGACGTTTGGTTTGAGCCAGCAAAACCTGTTGAATCAGCAATAGCCGTGGCACCTCTCAGCAAAGTTACTGAGGCTCGACCAGATCCATCCGCAGACAAAGCCAGCCCGGTCAATACCAAGATTTTAGAAGTTGTTGCACTAGGCGTAATTGTTGCGGTATAACCAGTGATGTCAACATACGAAGTGCTAGTTGTCGTAAAGGCGTCGGTCTTGATTGCGTTTACTATTTGTAGTACGCGAAACGCGCCACGCAAATTGTTCATTTGTGCTGCTGTTAGAACTTGCCCAGAAGTAAAGCTTGCTGGCAGTGTGGTTGGTGTTGCCATGGTTACCTCATCCTAATACGTTCAAAGAGTCAAGTAGTCCGTACACGGCATCATCCAAAATGA